TAAACTACTCTAGCTTCCGATACCAATTAGGATTGACCGTCCTTCTTGTGCTCTTTCACTAAAATGCTAGTCGCTTTGCGGGCTTGTAGCACCCTTCATTCGTACAAGTACGTGAAGGTTTAAATCACTTTCGTTCAAAGCAGGATAACACTTTTGCTTTTTGGTGGGACTCGAACCCACAACATATTGATTAAGATTCAATTGCTCTACCATTGAGCTACTTTTTGTTTTCTACTTGTTCGTGGTTATCCAGTCGCTTCATACCTTTTTAGGGTACAAAATACAACACGAACAATGTCGTTCTCTCTAGTGGAGATAATAAACCATACTTTAAGTGTTTTACCACTTTGGTATTATACAGCGCATTTGATCACTACGACCTCATACTTTCCAACAACTGTATTACTAGTTAACCGTATTGCTTATAACTATTAGTATGTAGTGAGTTGGGTACTACCCCAATCTCTGTATGCTGGTGTTATCCTCCCATTCCGAAGAATGAAAGAGGCACTTAAACATACAATTCTTTCCACTACTAGTCTGTTAGCCTTTAGCTCCATGTTCTATGAAGCACACTCTCTCGAATGCAGGTTCTAGCTTTTATGAATTGACTATCATCCGAGAATAATAGCGATAACATGTAGTATGTTATCTTTCGCTGTATTGCTACAGGTTATCTGGCTCATACACCAAATTCTTTAATGTGTTCTCATTATACATTTTATAAACATATTGTCAAGAACTTTCAAAAAGTATTTATAAAGAAACTCTCAGTCCGGTGTTACCCTACATATCACCTTCGCTCGTTTAGGGAAATTCACCGCACCACTAAGTTGCGCTTCAAGCTCCTTTATAAATACTTCAATATTACTTAGTATACATCATTAAATGATAATGTCAAGAACTTTAATAATTATGCTCCTAATCCTACTAAAATTCTTCCATCTTCAACATCTTTGATTCTAACACCCTTAACAAAGACTAACGCCTCAGCTACAGCATAAGACCCATCAGGATTACGTTGTTGAGTAGTAACTTGTACAACACAACCACCTAATACTTCCATTGCTTTAGTAGATTTCATCCAACCTTCCGATTGAGAAGAAGCTTTACTAAGCAACTTAAATAAATCTTCACCAAAAAATACAACATCTTTTACATTTTCTTTACAACCACTTTGGTCTGTATTACCTAAAGTTTTTTCGTTCATTCAATTTAACCTATTATACATATTCTTAACATATTGTCAAGAACTTTTAAAATTACCAATATCCCCATGCATTATTATCTTTACAATTCCACATGGAACATTGTTCTTCATAACCATCAAGATTGATAGCTTTGAAAACTTCTCGTTTATCTTTACGTCTTCTAGTTCTATTGACGCTATTTCTAAATTCTTTGGGTAAGCAATGGGAATACCATTTACATGATGAAGTATAATACCTCACCCTCAAAATAACTTTATCTGTTTCATCTCCCCAGAAATTATTATCAAAATAATACTGGTAATAACTTTCAAAAGTCTCTTTACGCTTACGAATTGTTCTACTCATTGTAGTGTCTCCTTTGACTCTATTTACAATGACATAACAATTCTCCTTTAATTTTTTGTTTCATAATACTATTTATCAATTTGTTTAAGATGTTGAATAACTACTAACACCTCTCGAATACCTTTTAAGTCTTCTTCATATTCTTCACAATGAATAGTAAAATATTCAATTACTGATAATAATGTATTTTCTTCTGTTGTAACATATTTTACTGTTGTTATTATTTCATCTTTATCGTTGCAACGTTCTGATGTAACTTCAAAAACTTTCATATCTGGGTTTCCATTTATAATAAATCATAATAATTGGTAAAAATATATTAAAACTATAATTGATAATCAATGGTAATAATCCTTCTGGTATTACGTAGATAAGAAGAAATACTTCTCCCCAAAACCACATCCATAAGAAAAACCAATCTAAACCATCACTATGACCTTCTTTATAACTCTTATATGCTTGAGGTATCCCACAGATAGACAATAAGAATCCACCTAACCAACCAGATATCTCTATCACAACTGCGTAGTAGCAGTCTGTTCTATTTCACTATAATCTATAGATGTAAGAAATTGAGGTTTATCACTCATCATTTCTTTGATTATTACACTCACCATAGTAGGGCCGAGGAATGATGATAAAAAAATAAGAGACACATATGAACCAGTGACTTCTATTTTATGTCCTTTTCGCACAGTGAACCAATATTCACCAAAAATTATTAATAATAAACCGATATCAAACCATACTAAAACAGAACCATATGGATTACTTACTAGATCCAACATTTTTCTCTCTCCATCTCATAAAATTAGTTGTTATAGCTTGTACTTCAATATTTTCTAATAAGCCACACATATTAATAAATTTATTAAAAAGCATATGAACATACATACCTCGACCATCCATATCTTTAATATATAAAACAGAATCGGACATATAATATTCATCACCATTTACTTCAACAACCATACCTGCGGCTAATGGTCGTAGAACAGCGAATACTTTATTCATTTTAGAATTCATAAACACCAATCCTTTTTAGTACCTTTACCATAATACTCTACAGCGTAACCACTATTAATCATCATCTGAGATACATTTTTATTACCGATCATCAATACAGCTACAAAACGTCTAGCATACTTATCATATTTAATTTTAGTAATATAAATTTGTTCGTTTGAAGCTTTGGCTCTTTCTATAACACCAATAAGATAATTACGTGCTTCCAATGCTAAAGCTTTTTCTTTATCACACTTTCCTCTCCATGTTTTTTCAGGAGTATCAATACCATACATTCTTATATTTGTTTTAACTGTATGTTGTGGCCAGATTTCTGTTTCTACTGTAAGTGTATCACCATCATATACCGAAGTGACATCTACATTATAAAAATATTCTTTGCTGAAGGTAGACGCTTGTGCTAAACCATTTATAGTAAACCAACATCCCATTAAAACAAACAATAATAATAAATATTTAAACTTCATCTTTAATCTCTTTTGAATTATCAAATACTTGTAAAAATTTATTTCCATCTGTATGAGTATCAACACAAATCATTGTATAATCTTCTGTTCGATAAACCCATTTAGGGAGAAACCGTTGAGTGTAAATTTCATTTGAATAATAATCACCAACTTCTTCATCGTTTAGTTGTTCTATTGAATCAGCAAAAACAACACTTCCTTTATCCCCACCTACAATTTTCCAAACATAATCCCTCGCGTCATCTAAAGGTATTGTTACCCAATCTTCAACATATCCAAAATGATCGTAAATTTCTTTCTGTAATTTAAAATAATCGTCAATTAATTGCATTTTCTCACTCTCTTAGAATTAGGAACTGGGGTAGGTTAACCTACCTACCCCAATCAACATTTATATGTATATTTAAACTGATAGTAATATCAGTCGCGTTTGCCAATTTCGCCACCCCTCTACAATACACTCTCATAAAACATATTGTAGAGGGGGTAGGAGTCGAACCTACAAAAAATTAATATAATTCAACATATTCGTTTTTACTCTCTGACCGATTAGTGTTTAAGATAAAAAGTTATCGCACTACCAACTGTGCTAACTGCCACCAATATACTCCTAACAGAACATATTGGTTGGCAGTTCAGGATTCGAACCTGAGTCTATAACGAAGCGTATCATTTTACACGCAAACTAACCCCAAATAATAAAACTTTTTTCTGTCTAAATTTATTGTGGTAATAAAATAACATTAATAAGATACGGTCTGGGTTATCCCAATTGGTGTATCTTCTATTATAATAAAAATAACAATAAACTTTCCACAAACTTACTTATTGATAAAATCTAAAATAGTCTTACCGATTTTACCAGATACTACTTCTGTTGCATTAGCACGATTACGCGCTTGTCTAACAGCTTTTAATAATTTATCTAACTTAGCGATACGGTTAGCTTTTTCTAAAGGTGTGAACATACCTGATGTTTTTGTTGTAACATATTTACCAACATTCTTCACAGTTTCATATTGCGCGATTTGAGCTTTATGTTCTTTAGTAGCTGGAGATATTTCTTTGAAATCAACATCTTTTTTGGTTTTGAATTGTTCTACATCGTTACCTGATTGGAAAACACCAGCACCCGCAGAAGGAGCGGCGTCCCATTTAATACCAGGTTGTAACGTTGGAATAGCTTCGTATAAAGAACGTAAACCATTTAATTTCTTTTCCATACCTAATAGGAAGGTAGAAGGTACACCATAAGCTAATACTTCATCATCAATAACAATATCAGCTACAGCTTTTTGATTAGTTAAATCTTTTTGTAATACTACATCATAGTATTCAGCTAATGCATCAACAACATAATCGACATTTTCATCAACAGTTGTGGTTAATTCTGTAACTTCACGAGTATCAGATAAAGCATCTTCTGAATTGAAATGTGTTAAGACACGGACTTGACCATTAAATAAATTATCTTTACCTAATGTTTTAATTGATTCATCTACTAATTTGCGTGAAACCTTTTCCACGTCATTTTCTACAGCTAATAATTCATGCAATGCACTCATAACATAATCCTCATAATAAAATTTATATATTTAAAAATACAATATTAACAAATTAGAAGGAATATGTCAAGAGATTACTTACATTCCATTGGTTGAGGAGGAGCACTAGCGGTATATCCACTTTCAAATATTTGAGTAACAGTAACTACTTTGCCATTTCTATACCATACATATAAGAATTTGTAACCTGATATACACCGAACTTCTGATCTAATTCCACTTGAACTCATTGCTTCGGCACGTTCACAACAACCCACAAAAGTAACAACAAGTAATAAACTCAATAGTAAATTTTTCATAATTATCCTCATTTATCTTTAACGGTAATACTAACACATAAATATGATCTCTGCACACCATAACTATAATCATAAATTTTAATTAATCTAACTGATTTCAAATCTTTAAATTTATTTCTATGTTCTAAATAAGCAACACCATAAACATTACTATTCATGCATGTATATGTTATACTTATATCAAATGATTTTTGTATATTAGCATATACTTTATTTCCAATAACTAATAAAAATATAATTAATAAAGAAAAGATAGCACCTTTAACATGAGTATTCACAAGATAATGTTAAAACGATTACGCATTTTTTCAATAGTTTCGCTAGGAACATTATGATCGTTCTTATTACCATGTCGTGATTCTACAATCACAGTAGTAACAGTATAACCATATTTCTCAGCAAGTTTAAAGTACGGTTTCATTTCCTTCTCAGTAGTAAAAGTATTTGCTACAGCAATATCAGCGTTTAGTTCCATATGGCGTTCTGTCATACGCTTACAGTATCCATGAGCTTCACCTAATTTGGAAGCATCAAATAAATATTCACCTTCTATTTCAAAGTAATCATCTGCTGATATAACAGTACGACATAATTTAAAAGCAAAAGTAGTCTTACCACTCGAAGGTAAACCTCGTACTACAAATAATTCCATACTCATAGTACATGATCCTCAAATTGTTTCTTAAATTGACCTAACATAAGAAAAGCACCATGATATTTAACAATACGTGCTTGATCTTTTTCAGTAACACCTTTCAATCGAGTGGTACGAGAATTATGATCAATATCTTTACGCTTAATACGAATAGCATCATAGTTATCTTTCATCTTATTAATATAAGTAGGATAATCATCTTTAGGATCATGTGTCAATAATTCTAATGCACTTACAACACGTACACTAAATCCCATATCTAATAATTCACCTAATGTAAGATCACTATCTTCAATTAGATCATGCATTATAGCAATAGTCGCTAGTTGCGTATCAAACAATACTTGATTCATTAAGAATATTGGATGTAATATATAAGGTTTACCACCTCGATCAAATTGACCGTAATGGAATTCCGAAGCTAATTTAATACCCAAAGCTAATTGTTTTTGTTCGTTCATCATCCCACTCCAGGATTTTCAGCTACATAACCAATTAAACCTACTAAAAAATAAATACCAATTAAAAGATCAGGTATCCACATCTTACTACCTTTTTCGAAATGTATACCAGCAAAAAATATACCGATTATACCCATAATTAAATAAAACATACTCATTAGTTTGTCCATCCATTCATTGTATATTCTCCATAATTCTCTTCTACATAATTAGGAGAAGCATAGTAAATATTTGTTGTACTTCCAAAAAAATCTATATTAACAAAGAATCCTTCATCAAGCAACTGTTTTCTCCAAGAATCTATATTTTCAGGTAAAACATCAGGTATAACATTATATACCACATCACCATTATCTAAAGCGATAATATCATCATATAGATATTGTAATTCTTCATTCATCCTATACCACCTAGAATTGATATAGCAAATACGCCAGAAAATGCGATCATTATAACCATATTCATAATATATTCTAGAACTTTCTTAATATTCATACATATTCCTCTCATTTAGGTATACATTATATAAGATTAAAAAATACGAGTCAATACCTTTCGAGTACAATATTTTTATAAGGATATAAGAAAAATTTATCCAAACATATCCTCTAATGTATTAACTTCCTCATGCTTCCATCCTACCGCATCTAGAGCTGATTTCATGGGGTCTAAGAATGATTTGGAGAACTGAGCATCATAGTCTATATATTCCTCTAATCCAAACTCAGGGGGTAGAGAACCCTTAAATGATATAACAGGAGACCTAGCAGGATTTGGCTCTTTTAATGGGAGAAATTTTACTTTATCACCATCTTTAATAGTTTCGATATCATTTTCCAATCCTAAATCTTTAATCATCTTATTGTGGTATAATGCACCCTTAACGTGTTTAGGACATTTTTTTCCAAATACAGTAAGTTCATCACCATACTTAGTAACGCCATTACAACCACGAGGAAATGCTATATCATTCAAAGATAATTCATTCCATCCACCCTCAAAATCACTAACGAATTCTATAATATTTTCATTAGTTGAATTCAACATAATATCATAACCTTTATTTAGATTATCACGACATACTTGTGGAGTTGACGATTTTTTAGATTCTAATCCCATAACTTTTAATTTAGGTTTTGGATATCGAACACCCTCACTATCCCAAACATTTAAAGCATATCGTTTCTTTGCTGTCCAGAATGCTTTATCTGCAATTACTTCACGTTCCATTATCATCTTATTTTCATAAGCATTCATATACTCAGCAAGTTCATCATATGATTTTTCTAGGAATGGTTCAAACTTTGCGGCCATAAATTTATCTAGAGCATCAACAATTTTAACTTTATCTGTTCCTTCAGGAAATACTTTATCAACCATTTTACCAAACTCAATATAACATGAGTCAGTATCAATAGCAATAACATAATCTTCATCTGTAGTTCCAACAATATTATTCATATACTCATTTATTTTACGAGCAATCCATTGAATAGAAAGTTGGCCTGATATAGTAATAGCTTCGGCGATTGCTAAATCAAAATATCTAAAGTGTTTATTACCTGTTGCGCCATAAGCTGAGTTAAGTAAAATCTTCATAGCCATTTGTAAATTATTATACTTAGCTATTTCATTTATTAATTCTCGGCTAGTGTCACCATCAGCTTGCCTCTGTTCACACTCAAGCATAAGCTTCTTAAAGTGTTTACGTTTATTATACAAATCTTCCATCAACTGAGGTAATATACCGCGCTTATCACGTCTATATGTTGTTCCATTAGCAGCAACGATATTATTAGATTTAATATCATATTCACCAGAGATTAATCGTCTATCAACAAAACGTTGTCCATTATGAATTTCGATATTTATACCATCTTCTTTTTCAGACAGTAATGTATCAATACCTAAATTATATTGCATAATCAAATGTGGATATAGACTAGCTAAATCCACAGAGATAACCCATCTAGAGAAACCAATCTTAGGATCTTTTACAAATGCGCCAGCATACTTTTCAGTTTTATGATGATGCTTAACAGGAGGTACAATAACATTATCAGCAAGCAAATGATTGTATATAATAGAATCCCATGTTTTTACAGGAGATAAAATATCATTAACATTTACTTTAGCATAATAAGCTAGAGTAAATATTTGGTCTATTAATTTCATCTTATCATCAATACGTTTAACTAAATTTACATCTTGTATGTTATAGTCAATAAACTTTTGAGGATCAGTACGACTTAACGCATGTAATTCAGCACCACCAATATCTAATTTCTTTTGTCCGACTTCAACAAAACCAATATGATCTAATGTATACTGTTCTTGATTTTTATATGTGAATTTTTTATATAATACAAGGTAATCAAGTATAGCGATACCCATGATTTCATATGTTTCTAAATCACCGTAAATATTTTTTACAATTTTCTCATTAATGATACCCCAAGGAGATAAACGTTTAGTAGCTTTTTCTCCAATAACCATATAACAGCGATTGATTAAGTAAGGTATATCATAACCTTCAATATTCCAACCTGTAAATGCATGATAACCTGTAGCATGTACATGGTTAATAAAACGTATTAATAAATCTTTTTCATCTGTACAAAGAATATATTCAATATTATCCATTGTAATAAAATCAAGTTTTGTTTTCCTTAATTCCCACGGTAGGGTAGAAAATACGTAAAACTTGTCATCTATATTATCATAGACAGTTATAGCGGTAATCGCACCTAAAGGATTATCAGTCTTAGCGAAACTTCCATCGGGAGCTTTATCATTCTCGATATCGAAATTACATACGCGAATTTGGTCTAACTTATAATCAATTTCTTGAGGATATTCTTCAGCTATAAATTGAATAGCATAATTATCATTACCATGAACATCAAAGCCAGGAATATCTTTATATTGTTTAATAAAATCTCTAGCGTCTCCCATTTTATTAAAAACTTTAGGAGTTAAGTTTTCACCATAGAATCCTTTATAACCTATATCATCGTTAGAGGGTACATATAAAGTTGGATTGAATGGTACTTTGGTGTTATGTATTTCACCATTAATCATTTGTCGAAGTAATAGATTATTACCCCATTTATTTACATTTGTGTAAAATTTACTCATTTATTTTCTTCATTAAGTTATCAATTTTTTCATATAGTTCTTCAAGTGTACCATTATTATGAATATAATAATCTGTTTTTAATTGGGTAATACCAGATTCAGAAGCATGACCAATATCACCAACTTTTCCATCGGCATCAGGACGTACTATATGAACAAGAATACCATTTTCTCTACAGAAATCAGCTTCATTTTCAAAACGCACATCAGGCAATACAAGTTTTAAATTCCCCAATTCGTCAACAATAGTTTGTGCTTTTTTAATCCAGAAATCATTACCAAAATTATTACGCATACATTCAGTACCAAAACGTTGAAGAATTTGTCTAACAGACAATCCCCATTCAGGTAATATAGTTTCACGATCACCTTCATATAAATCAATTAATGGAATATTGAATAAATTTGATACAGCTTCTTTTAAAGGATCAGCAAATGAATATTTGTCATAATGACCATAATTACTTGTTATGTATTCTCCAATTGCATCTTTACCACTACGAGCAAAACCTGATATACCTATAACCTTATTTCTCATAATATTTTTTTACCCACTTAACAATAGTAACATGAATTTCATTAGCGAAAAATCTACGCCAGAAATATGAACGTATAATTGATACTACAGTGAAAATAGCTGTAATCAACATATTTTCACCAATAGATGTATCTATATTGAATGCTGGCCCTATAACAAATGACCATAATAGGAATGATATAAACCATCCCGAGAAAGTATTAATAAAAGCTTCTATAAAACTTTCTAACTTACTTTGTTTTTTTGTTAATCCATCACTCTTCATAATTTGTTAAAGTCTCCAACCATTGTGAACCATCAAAAATACTATCAGCGAATCCAAGTTCTATAGCTTCTTTAGCGGTAAGATATACATCTTCTTTTAGATTCATTTCACTTACCAACCATTCACGAATCTTATATTTAGCTTTTTTCCTCATTGAACCATTAGAATTTTTCAAGATATCAACATAGATATCAAGCATGATTTCAGCACCTTTTTTAAGTTCTTCTAATTCAGTGATAGCTGTTTTTGTAGTTCCATGAGTACCAAACGTACCTTGATGAAACATGAAGGTAGAATGAGGCATCATTACACGCTTGTCAGCAGCAGACAATATCATATGAATAAGAATAGGATGATCAGATTTACGCATTAATATATTTAAGTTTTTAATAAAGGTAGATGCCATTGAATATTCAACACCACCTTCACCTTCTTCATATCCAATATACTCAGGATTACCAACTAAATAAATTTCATTAGCAAGATAATCTATACCATACTCATGTATATTATGAATATGATTTTCATCTTTATATTTTAGATCATAATATTTCTTAGGCATTTAACAACCATCAGTACTTGTAGTATCACCTTCAAGAACTCCACGTTCTTTTTCCAAGTCACGATTAAGAGCATATTCCTCTGTGAATTTATCAGGATAACGTGCTTTAAGTTTATCAATATTCAATTCGAGAATATCATCTTCTAAAGTAGCACCTGTTAGATTTTTTAAGTAACGAGTCATAATAGCAACATACCACATAATATCACCTAACTCTTCAGTTAAGTTAATAATATCAAGGTCTTTACCATAAATTAAATGTTTTTTGAAAGCGTCTAGAATTTCGCCGGACTCAGTAGAAATACCGATAGCGGAATGTAATAATTCCATTTGCATACTATCAAGAACGTTCCCTTCTGGAAACTTCTTTTCAGTACGCTCAGAATCTTTTTCGTATTGTTGCCAATCCATAATATATAATTACCTCATTAAATTTTACATAATCAGTTTGTTCCGATTGTGTATTTTGGTACAAGTGACCAGTTATGTTTATCGCCGAATTTAACAATCTTTAATGAGCACCTATCATCTTCTGATATGCTAGATTTGTCTATAATTCTTAATAAACCCCAGTCTTCTAATAGTTTTGTTATTACATTTCTACGAGTGATATCTTCTTTAGTAAGATTATATTGTTTACCATCAAGAGCATAGAGTTCTTTGAAGTGTACAATAGCGTATCCACCACGCTTATGTAATATGTGACACGATTGATAAAGTGACTTAGTTTTATTATTAGCTATACCAATTCGTGTGAGAGTTTCTTTAATTGAAAGGAAAGTATCGGGTTCATCAAATTCAACCCATAACATCATTGTTTCATCCCATTCTATAAAATCTTGATCATTCATTTTTTTACCATATTAATTTTTATTATATAGTAAGTATTTATGAATTTGTTATATTTTTCCTCTTAATATCAAATTGGGATAATAACGACTCAGATAACCAAATATAATCACTCCATCCAATAGGAGCATTATCATTCTGTATCTCAGAAATAGAGAAAGCTAATTCCCATACAGGATTATTAACAATTTCTTCTCTCATATATGTTGGATCATTCACTATTTACGACCTCCTGTATCTCGTATTTTTCTAATATCTATTATATCGTCAGAGGATAAAATGTCAAGAGCTTCGATAGCTCTTAATTTAGAATATCCATATTGATCCATAATTAAAGATATATCATCATCCTTCATTTCTTTACTCCATTTAGAATATCTAGGTTTAGAACGTAAACCATAGAAATAAAAATCATGGAGTAATACAGGATCAACATTAGGATGTTGATTTATTTCGTTAGCCCACAAGATAGTATCAATATGATATGAGAAAGCTCGATTGATCATAAAGATTTCTCTTATATTGAGATAAATCTTTTGCAAAGTCGAAAGGAGATAAACGCTTACGTTTATAATCAGGTTCAACAACCTCTTCTATAATTTCTTCACCAAAAATATCTACGCTCATATATTATCTCTAACCTTCATTAAAACTTTTCCTAATAAGTTTTCACCTTTCCATTTACTAGGATCTAAAATATCAGGATGATGTTGATCCATACCAATACCCCATACCTTATCATATGGACTTGCTTCTACAATAACATCATCACCAGTACTTCTCAGAAAATCACCCATCTCTATATTCTGTGTAAATTTAGCATTGTTACCTGATAGAACTATATCAAAAGCATATCTAATCCATACATTAAAATCAAAGTTCTCTACTAATCGTCCTAAACGTTTTGCTTCTTTAGGACTATTAGTTTCCATTATTAAATTTATTCTTTCTTCATCATTAAATAATAAGGCTTTACGATACATCATATATTGTTCAGAAGTTTTATATTCAACACCATCAATAACAAAACATGCTGGATACCATTGACTCAAACAACTTTTATCAATTTCTTCTTTTTGAGTATGACCCCAAAAGAACAAGTATTCTTCATTAAATAAATTTGG